AGTAAATCAAGATACCAAGATCATCGAGGCCGGGAATGGTCTCTACCGGGGAGCCCTCAATCTGGGATGGGATCGGATCGCGGCAATCATGGTAAAAGATGATCCGAATATGGCGACAGGATATGCCATCATGGATAATAGATCAGGGTTATTATCTCAATGGGATAATATGACTTTGAAAGATCTGATCATCGAAATAGATACCGGGGAATTCGAACTCGAAAATACAGGCTTCAATGAACAAGAGTTATCGGAATTAATGACGAAATATGGGGATGAATATAGCCGGCCGGAAATCGAGATAACGCCCGAATTATATGAGTCTTATAATTACGTGGTATTGTATTTTGATAATGAAATGGATTGGTTAACTGCTCAAGAGGTATTCAAAATCAAACCAGTTAAAACCCCGGATAGTACCGAATCATATTATCGGAAAGGATTGGGGAGGGTTATCTCAGGGAAATCGGTATTAGAAAAGCTGGCCGGGAAATGAAAATATTCATCCCATCATATAAACGGGCAGGGAATGTTAAAAGCCGAAAGATCTTTCCCTCCGGGATAATCGTATGCTCGGAATCGGAAGCGGATGCTTATCGATCCGCAGACGGAGAGCCGTTGATGGTAGTCCCCGACTTAGTACAGGGGAATATCGCGAGAGTCCGTAATTATATATTCGATCATGGCGAAGACGACAAAATCTTAATGATCGATGATGATTATAATTCATTCGGTTATTGCGAAAGAGGAGTGCAAATATCGATGAAGCCGGAGGAGATAATCGCTTTCCTCTGGAAAGGATTCATCATGGCGGAGGATATGGGGATTCATCTCTGGGGAGTGAATGTTCAATCGGATCCGAAATTCTATCGGGAATATTCGCCATTTTCTTTTACCGCACCAGTTCTCGGTCCGTTCCAAGCCCATTATAAACCCGAATTCAGATATAACGAGACAGATCTGCACTTAAAAGAGGATTATGACTTCTTTCTCATGAATATCCATAAATATCGAAAAGTCCTCCGATTCAATAAGTTTTATTACATAGTTGACCATATCAATAAAAAGGGGGGATGTGGGGCTTATCGGACTAAGGGAATGGAGGAGGATCAGTTAAATCGGTTGAGAAAGAAATGGGGAAACCATATCGTATCTTTCGACTTGAAAAAATCAATCAATCCCATACTCCATGTGCCATTCGGGGATATTTAGGGGGATTATTATGGGCAGACCAAGATTTAATATCGATTATGATGAGGTTAGAAAACTCGCCTCATATCATTTAGAGATCAAATATATCGCTGATTTTCTGGGATGTTCAGTCTCAACTCTGGAACACAACCAAGAATTTAAGCAGATCTATAAAAAAGAGCAGGCTAAGGCTTGCAAATCGTTATTGATGTTAATGTGGGGGAAAGCGACTCAGGGGAATGTAACCATGATGATATGGTTATCGAAACAATTCCTCGGATTCAAGGATCGGATTGAGGAGTCGGGGGAGATCGGGGATGAAAAGGTCAAGCCGACCGTAATATTCAGTATTCCTCAGGGAGTGGAAATCAAGGGAGATGGCCATGGAAAAGACTCAGAAATCACCCTCAAAACAAACATCTCCCCAAATTAAAATTGAACCCATCATTCCTCAGGCGAAATTGTTATTCGATTATGAGGCCTCAATTCTGGGAGCGATCGCTGGAACAGGGGGAGGCAAGACAGTCCTCGGTTACTGGTGGCTATTTCTGAGGATGGATCATTATAAGGGATTCGGTTGGGGATTGGCTGAACCAACTTACCAGATGTTATCGAAAATTATATTGAATTCCCCGGATCCTGAAAGGCCGGATATTCTCCATTGGCTTGATCGGATGGGGATGGATCCGAATTATAAGGCAGGGGAAAAGATCATTGAGACCGTGAATGGAAAGATCTATATCGGATCAGCCGATAATCCCGATTCACTTCAAGGGGCGGCAGTTCGGGGATATTGGTTAGATGAGGCCGGGATGATGAGTCTCTTATCATTCGAAACGGCAGAGCAACGGGTCAGCATGATGAATGGCCAAGTCTTATTAACCACGACTCCGTATAATCGGGGATGGTTAAAAACTGAGGTCGCGGATAAGGCGGATGGCAAATCAATCCATGTCGAAAATTGGAGATCCATAGATCGGCCGGGCTTTCCGGTTGAGAGATATGAATTGATGAAATCCCGATGGAGTAAAGAGAGATTCTCGATGATATTTAATGGAACGTTCGAGAAACCAGAGGGATTGATCTATTCAGATTTTGATCGGATGAGGCATATAGTGCCGGATCCGTTCATCGGGGATCGGAGACCTGTGCGAGTAGTCGGGGGAATAGATTGGGGATTCAATAATCCGGGATGTATTCTCTTAATCGCCCTTGATAATGATGGCAGAAAATATGTCATACATGAAATCTATGAAACTGGTAAAACTCTCGATAACTGGATAAAATTCGCCCTCAGTTTACAGAGAGAGTTCGGAGTCGAAAAGTATTATTGCGATCCCTCAGAACCGAATAATATCGAGATGATGAGGAGAGCCGGAGTGTATGCGGTAAAAGGGCAGAATGATGTCATTCCGGGGATCAATGCGGTTATCGAGGATCTCAAGACAGGGAATCTCTTATTCGTTCAGGATAAGGCGAAATACCTCATCGATGAAATAGAGGGATATCTCTGGAAAGAAAAAGAGGGATCGATCAAGGATGAGCCAGTCAAGGAAAATGATCATGCAGTTGATACCCTCAGATACACCGTCATGGGGATTAAGAATATAGTTCCATTTTTCGCAGGTAGAGCTTAACATGGGGGAAAGAAATGCTAGAGAAATTTAGATACCAGATGGCGAATCTGATTGTACCAAAGGCCAAAGCCCCGGCCGGGGGAATGATCATCAATCCTTTTTCTTATCGGACTCCCGGACAGCCCATCTATTCCGAATTATCAGTCAGCAAGGCCACCCGGCAGGGATATAAACTATCGGTCTGGGTATATCGGGCAATCAGGACAATCGTGCAGTCGGTATCTGGAATCCCATGGATCGTGATCGATAATAAGACAGGAGAGGTTATCGATGGGCATGAATTTACTCAAGTGTGGTCTCATCCGAATCCTGAATTCTCCGGGCAGGACATGATGGAGTATATCATCGGGCATCTGAAATTGACAGGGAATTCTCTTTTAATGCCCTTGATGGTAAATGGGAGACCGAGACAATTCTGGGTATGTATGCCGGATATGATTCAGCCCATTCCGTCTCAAGTAAAAGGGGAATGGCTATCGGGTTATTTAGTAACTGAACAGGATGGAAAGCAATATACCGTTCCCCCGGAAACATTCATTCATTTCATGCAGTTCGATCCGGGGAATCCTTATTGGGGAGTCGGGGATCTATTCGCGGCCGCTAGGACAGTTGATACCGATAATGAGGCTCAGGACACGCAGAAAATCTCAATGCAGAATCGAGCCGTGCCGGATGGAGTATTCGTTAATGAGAATATAACGACCGTTCCTCAATGGGAGGAGGCGAGGAGACAGATTCGGGAGAACTATCTGAATAAAGATAATAAGAGAACGCCATGGGTGATGTCCGGGCAGACGAAATGGTATCAGATGAGTCTCTCCCCGGTTGAGATGGATTTTATCGCTTCAAGGATTCAGAATGTCCGGGGAATTGCCGCGGCCTTTGGGATCGATCCATGGTGGCTCGGGGATCGGGAGCATTCAACTTATAACAATGTGGCGGAGGCAAGAAAGGCCTTATATGAGGATTGCGGTATTCCTCTGTTAGATGATATTAAATCGACCTTAAATCTAAAAATTGCCCCTCTTTACGGAGAGGATATCACCATTGATTATGATCTCTCAGGGATCACCGCATTAAGGGATGATTTCGGGAAAAAGGTTGAACAGGCAAAAGGATTGTGGTCAATGGGAGTGCCGTTCGATCAGATCAATGAAACCCTATCTCTGGGATTCAATGAGTTCGAGGGATGGGATTTGTCATATCTCCCATTCTCAGTGTCTCCGGCCGGGGGATCTGCAATTCCAGCAGAGACGGTAAATATCGATGAGGCGAAGAGATTAACATCGGGAGGGGAGAATCTTAAATCGATCAATCTCAAGACCGAGGAGCAGAAGAAACTCCATTGGCTAAAAGTCGATAAGAGGCGAGAGGCGTGGACTCAATCAATGGCCAAGAGAGTCGGAAAGTTATACCAGTTAGATAAATCGGATGTCCTTTCAGCGATTGAGGGAAAATCAGAGGCGGAAATTATGAGCCATGCCATGAGTGCGATTGATAAGAGGTCGGGGATCTGGGAGAAATTCATCTCATCGAGTTATAAGGTAGTCATTAAGGATTTCGGAGATCAGACTGCCGAAGAGTTGGGGGCGAATAAGGGATCGGGGAATGGATCGGAAAAGAAATGGGTATTCGATCCGTTCAGCAATATTGTCTCGACTTGGATCAGGGCTCAATCGAATGAGAATATTAAGACCATATTATCGACTCAAAAAGATTCATTGAGAAAAGTCATTCAGGATGGCTTTGATCAGAAATTAAGTACCATTGAAATATCGAGGTTAATCAGGGAGTTCTACGATACCTCAGAGAAATGGATGGCGACAAGAGTCGCCCGGACTACGATTGCGAGTGCGGCCGGATATGGACAGAGAGAGGCGGCTAAACAATCAGGGATCGTTAAAACTCATAAATGGATATCGAGTCGGGATGATCGCGTCAGGGATTCGCATCAGAGAGTCGATGGAGAGGAATCGCCCATCGATGAGCCATATACCAATGGACTCATGTTTCCGGGGGATCCCTCTGGAGATGCCTCTGAGGTCATAAATTGCCGATGTGCTGAATCATTCGGATCGGAGGGGGAATAAATGAATATCAGGGAACAGATTAAAGATCAGTTACATCCTAAGGTGATAGTTCATGATGGGATATTCATTGAATCACCAACCATGAAAGTCAGATTCCCCAATGGAGAGGTATTAACCCTCAATCGGAAACAAAGGCGAGCAAGTAAAATCTATAATCGGGATCTGAAACCAATCGGAGGTAAATAATATGCCTATACCGAAACCGCATGGAGATGAGAACCAAGGGGAATTCATCGGGAGATGCATGGGGGATGATGTCATGGTGAATGAATATCCCGAAAATGATCAGAGGTATGCGATTTGCTTGAGTTCATGGGAGAAAGTGACAAAGGAGAACCTGAAAATGGAGCAGAAGACTTTCAAATTTGAAATCAAATCGGTTAATGAGGAAACAGGGATATTCGAATCTTATGGAGCGACTTTCTCCAATGTGGCGGATTCCTATAATGATGTTATTGAAAAAGGATCATTCGTGAAGACTCTCCAAGAGGGAGGGAAACGAGTTAAAATCCTTTTCAACCATAATGTAAACGAACCCATCGGGAAACCTCTCGAAATGAAAGAGGATGAGCATGGTCTCTGGGTAAAAGGTAAACTCTCTCTGGGAGTTCAGAGGGCAAGAGAAGTTCTCGCATTAATGAAAGATGGCGTAATTAATGAGATGTCCATCGGATATGACACGATATTAAGTACCGTCATTGATGGAGTCAGACATCTAAAAGAGATCAGGCTCTGGGATGTCTCCCCGGTAACATTCGCCGCCAATCCTGAGGCAAGGATTATGAGTGTAAAAGGTGTATTGCCTCAAGTTATGGAGGATCTCTCAACGGTCTCACAGACCTTGAATAATATTCAGGCACTTTTGAAATCGGATGAAAAGGGGGAGCCGGACACAACCACTCTGCCCGAAATCACCGATGATGAAGCCGCTAAACTGGATAAGGTATTCGAGGATATTCAGAAACAGGCCGAGGGGGAGGAAATCATCGAGGTTATTGAGGTTACTGATGAAATGGAAAGAGCCATCAATAATCTCCTCGCGTCATTAAGTTAAAAATATTTAAGGAGGATTCAATCAGAAAATGGAAATCAAGGAATTAGGCGATAAAATTCAGGGGGCAACGGATTCTCTCCGCAAAGCGGCCGAGAAATACGAAGAGGAATCCAAGAAAATCGGTACCGCTACCGCAGAGACAAAG